ACATCCAATCACGACCATTCATGTCATTACCGAATGTGCTGTCAGGTAAGTCACTAATCCATGCTTCGTCAGTGTAGTAGAAACTGCGACCTGACCCATCACGGATTAACATAGAGAACAAACCGTCACCATTGCGACTAGCAACATCATACTTGTATAACCAAGAAAGAACATCGTTAGATGCAGATGTTTGTGCTAAAGAAGCTGTAATAGATGCAGAGGTATCAGAGTTATAAATACGAGAGTGAACATTGTCCACACCAACGTGTTTGTTATAGGTTTTATCAGCATTCATCTCAATAGTGATATGTGTACCGTCCATATACCCACCTAATGTATGCACCATGCCTGATGCTTTGTGAGTGATGACGATAACAGTATCTTGAGGAGATAATGTAGTAGTACGATTGCTAGACATAATTTATCTCCTTATTAAGCGTACACTGTACCAGAAATGTTAATAGCACGAATAGCACCAGCTAAACGAGCAGTGAATGTAACATTAGGTAATACACGAGAAGCACGTCGAGCAGAGCTTAAAGATAATACATTAGGTACTGTTACAACAGGTTCAGGGTCGGATGCTAAACCACCTACTTGAATACCCTCAGCTAATGTTTGACGTACAGCAGCTTCAATAGATGCTGCACCTGCTGCGGTGTAACCAACTTTACGAGTGTTCACTAATAAGAACCATGTGTTTTCTTGTAAACGAGCTTTTAAATAGTCTACGAAAATGATGACCGTTATTGTTAATGTACTTCGCTAAAGTACACTTGGTTTTGGTATAGTGTGCCAACCGTATTTACCACGTTTGCACCAATTCTCTAGCATTGTCAACTCTTTTGAAGAGTAAAACTCAGCCATAAACCTTATAGACTCAAACATCAAACCCTCAGGGGACACAAACAAAACCCTGCTTCTGCTGCTTTTCTTTTGCATTAAAGATTTATCTCTTAATGCAAGAGGGTTCTCAACAATTTGTTTAGAACGCAATTCAGCTTCCGCAACCCTAGCTTCACAAGATGCGCGTTGTGCACTTCGCATTTTTGCTATAGCTTTTTCATCTTTCATTCTCTCTTTGTGGAGATTAGAAAGTTTCTGTTTGTAATCTTCTGACAACTTCCTTCCTCGTGTTGCCTGCCAAGCAAGCTCAAGAGTTTTCAAAAGCTCACCATTTTCATGGCGCATCTTTCCGAGTTTAGAAGCGTGTTCTCTTTGTTTCGCATTGTTAGCTAGTGCGCGGATACTGTCAAGTTGACCGCTTTCAACACTTCTCATTCCGTTCTCTCTGCCGAATTTCTCAACCAAACGAAAAATGTGTCCACTCTCAACGTTCTTTCTACCGCCTATCTTACCAGCAATTGAACAAAGAATAGTTTTCTTGTCACAATGGATTCTGTACATTAAGTTATAAGCAAGAAAGTCTCCTTTCTGTTTATAAGCCTTGTATCTTACCTTGTGTAAAATCCTGTGTTGTCTGTAAGTAACAACAATTAAATTGTCATCACTATCTTCACCACCATCATGTTTTGGTACAATGTGGTGCGACTCTGTGTATTCATCAGGATTCAGTGTTTGTTTTCTAAACGCACTAATTAGCGTTTCATAAAGTTTAATATAATTCATACCACCAACTTGTGCTTTCACACAAGACCAGACTATATCTTCACCTACAACTAAATGTTTAGGTGTCCCCCATTTCGGCTCTGCTTAGAGCCTACGAGCTTGCGCTCTAGTCGTTGAACCTTCCCCTCATCAGGGCTTGGCTGCTGATTGCCACATAACGTGTTGTTTTTGACATTCACACCTGATTATATCTCAAATCTATGTTGTAGTCAACACGCCTTCGCGGGTTTCCAGCAATTAAAGGGATTATCTACTTTTTATTTCTAAAAAGAGGGACTAAAAAATCAATCCAACCATTCACCAAAAGCTACTTTACCACCAACAACAACATCAAAGCCACCAACACGCTCATAAGTAGAACCATTCTTACCTAAGATGTAGTTGGCTTCACCACTTGTTAAATTGTCAACAGTAGTGCCGATAAGGGTTTTCTGTTCCCAAACGTTGCTACCAGCTTGTTCAGGCGCAAAACGACCTACTAAAGCACACTCAGGATAAGCAGCAGCGTCACCTTTCCAAATATAAGCTGTATGCTCATAATTCAATGCTTTCATCTGACTAAAGATGTCGTTAGTAGCAGATGTCTTAATGTTAGAAGCAGAGCTAGAGAACACAAACAATTTAGGTGATGTAGCTTTAATAGCTTCAACATAAGCAGCAACGGTGAGGAAGTCAGCTTCTAAACGACTGTCAATACTCACACAATACCATTCGTTGTTTTCGTTACGAACAGCATCAATAGTGTCACCCCATGCTTCTGTAGAGGTATCTAACACAACGCCTAAGTTACTTGTTTGTTGGGTAACAGTAAAACCAGCACTTGTGCTTAGTGTAAGAATTAGGGTTGTAGTGCCTGTAGCAACAGGATCGGTAACACCAGCAGCAGTGATTGCTGTTTTTAAACCTGTTACAATCTCAGTAGCAGTGGCATCAGAATCCGATGTGTAACTAATCAAAACATTGTTTAACTTGAAGCTATATACAGTACTGTTAGCTACGGTAGGTGTTAAAGTAGCTACTTGTACTTTTCTACGACCAATGATAATCTTATCAACAGCCACTTCTTGACTAAAGTATTTAGATGCTGCTTTGTAAACATTAGACGTTGTAGAAAAGCCATCAGCTTTAACTTCATCAATGCTGTTGTATTCTTTAGCACGTTCACTGAATTGAACATGAGATGCAATGAAACACGGAATTGCGAAAGAAGCACGTTGAATAGAGCGTGTTTCTCGTGTGATACTGACATTAACAATATCATTAATTGTTGTCATGTTGACTCCTATTTATTATGGCAGAGTAAGAGAAACATTGTAGTCCTCTATTGTTGCTGTTGTTGTGACCATTCCGTATGAATAGCCATAGTTGTTTCCGTACCCATGAGAGAAAGCAGGAACATAAGTGAATTGATATGTACCTGTCACCTCTACTTCATCAATAGTGTCGTACACATCTTTAGTGATATGCTCATAAGCAAACACAATATCAATAGCTGTATTTGTATAAATAGCATTGTCACGCATGACAGGGATTTGTTTTAAAGAGCCTACTCGAACAACAGATAACCCATTGTCAGCAAACTTTAAGCGTGTACCTGCAAAACGCATCTTTGTTTCAAATGTCTTAGCAATGTTAGCAGCATTGATATTACTACCACCATTTTGCTTGTTCTTACCAATGAATTGAAATCTAACAACAGCTTCATATTGTGCTGTTAGTGTCACTTCTCTTGTTGTACCATTGACAAGCACACTTTCGTAAGGGCTAGACATTGCTGTATCTGACACAACAACCATCGCTAAATACGATGTATCAGGCTCTACACCATTGTTGTTATGCCATATTGTTGTTATACCAAGACCTAAAGAATTAATTGCTGTAGAGATGCTATCTTCTATGCTTGTGTAAGATGAATTGAGAACATCTGTCATGTTGTCTCCTCTCTAACACAAATAGCTTTTGTATGATCAAGAACACCCATCTCGTAAGGGAATGTAGCTCTCACTTCATACCACTCACCTTTCCACAACACTTTATCGCCATCAAGTAATTCACCTTGCTCTGCCACATTCATATCAGATGTTGTATATAACTTGATTGTCTTTTTACTTCTATCACCTTCTGGTAGTGTTCTTACATCTCTACCTGATAGGTTTGGTTGTACATTGGCTTTAATCTTAATTGTTGTCTCTGTGCCTTCTTGCCATCTGCTATTGACATAGCTTCCTGCTGTTTTACGTTTCACTGTAAGGCATACACTACCAACGGATAGAAAACGTGGTGTTAGCATTTTATTCTCCGTTGAAGTCTTGTTTTAATATGATTTTAACTGTTTCGTCTGATACGTTACCAATCACTTTTCTGTTTGTACCATACGCTTTTTTGCTCACAATCATCCACTGTAAACTGTTGCGTAACTGACCTGTTTCAATTAATATGTCAGGCGGATAGCCGTTCTTAACTTTCTTAGCGATTGTTTTTGGTTTTAATGGAGCAAAATTACCTTTATCAATAGAAGCAACAACTAAGGCACACATACGTTTGGCAATGGTGCTTAAACGATGTTGGAAAGCGTTTTCTATCCCACCTTGTGTGTTCTTTATTCTACCGAGAAGTTCTTGACCAAATATGAATGGAGCTATGTTTTTGCCAACAGCAATAAAATCAGGTTTTGCTTGACTAAAGAAAGGTCTTTTAGGGTAGCCGCCTACGCCAGCCGCTTGCAGATATTCATGCCACATAGCAACAACAGCAACAGGCAATCCTGCTCTTTTATCACCCACTTTTATTTCTTGATACACAGCGTCAAAATAACCCCACCTTATCTCTTTAGCAGAAACATCAGATAGACGCTTTTGTAAGAAATCCAGTGGTTCTAAATCAAGTTTGATGTCTAGTTTGTTGTTCTTACTACCGACCTTTCTACCACCTTTAGCCATATATCACCTACACCCCGCTTTCAGAGGGTAAAAACACTGTCTTATTCAAATAAGAAGGTGTTTCATCAGTGAAGCCATTGTAGAATGGTTTATCAACATTGTCTGTGTCTTGTTGGTTTGTCAACATATCATTGCGGCTGATTCCGCCAGAATAGGGCATAGCAACGATGTAATTCAAATCGGGATTAGATAAAGCGAGTTTTACAGCATCGTAGTATTGACGGAAGTATTCACTTCCATACACCTCGACATCACCTGCACGTTCTCTTGTATATCTTGACAAAGAGAATAAAACCACAGTGAGAAGCTCTTTGTAACTTCTGTTCTCATTACCACTATTTTTAGTGATATAATAGTCGATTGTTTGGTCATCGAGAATATATGGGCAATGAAAATCACCTAATCGCAATCTAACTCTATCAACAGCAGAGTTTGTTAAATCTAAATTTACTGACATCATTGCCTCTTGTTATTTATAGTAACTAATTACTTTCAACTTCCCACTTCATCATTGCATCAAATAATCGTGGGTCAATTTCGGATTGCCATCTAAGAACGAGTTGTTTGCATAGTTTTTCTTTAAATGTTTTGTAAACAGTAAAAGCTTCTTGTGGTGTATCAAAGGAACCTAAGTGCTGTATTTTACCGTTTACGTTACATTTTGCCCGAAACTTACCTGCTTGTTTGTTAAAACAAACACCAACAGGACAGTCACCTCTAGCGTTGCCACGCTCGTTGAAAAACTTGTTCATCTCTTGTGGTACAAAAACACAAGTATCTTCACTATAAAGTTTATTCCTGACAAACAAAATGTCTTTATCTAAACACCAACTACGTCCTTTATCATCAACCTTTCCAAACCCTATTTGCTCTTGACACCAATCATAAAAGAATGAGTAGTGTAGAAAGTTGTCCGATACAGAACAGCCTTTGTAGGTGGGGTGGCGTGTTTGTTCTTTCTCACTAAAACACCGCTGGATCATGTGTTTCCATAAATCGTATTCTTTAACAAATTTACCATCAATCTTAGCAGGTTTTGTTTTATCATTAAAACCAACACCATAAACTAACTTTTTCATATCAACACCTCGACAACTAATAAAAATGTATTTTACCACAGGTTTATATTTTGTCAAGGTTTTTATAAAATAACAAACTCTACTTTTGAAAGTTTGTTATTTTACCCTCTATTTCAAGAGGGAGGCAGTTTTTCAACTGCCTTACATCTTAGTTGCTAGAATAAGCACGTAGAATCAACTGAGGCTTCTTACAAACAGAGATAACGTTAGACTCTGTTTTAATTTCAATGCCAGCACCGTCAGGTAAGACATTTTCAAAAGCGTAAGATTGAACGCCACGAGTGTTCACAGTGTCCATACGCAATGCAGGGGCAGCGTAGTTTTGGAACACATCAAACATACCAGTAGGTACAACACGAGCTTCACCAACAGGAATAAACGGAGTACCGTCTGCTTTTAAGCCACGATATTCAATAAAAGTCATACCACCGTAAACAAAGGTGCGAGGTGCAACAATGCTAGATGCTAAACGATTACGCAGAGGCTCTTGTGTCGAAGCATAGTATGTGTATGCTGCTTGTACTTTTGGTAAAGCAATCAAACGAGAGAAGAATGTTGGGTGACATAAGGTAACAATACCTGTAGCACCAAAACCACCTAAAGCAAAAGAGTTATCAACAATATATGCAATAGTCTCTTCAATCTTAGGCATAGCATCAGTAGAGCCTGTACCCAATACGAAGTCAACTTCCTTACGAGTTACGCCCAAATCGGTGTAGAAGTTGTGGCTTACTGTGCCGTTAGGTGCATAAACACTACCATCTTCTAACAACTTAGCACGACTGATTTCTAAGAATTGGTCATGTGAGCGTTTTACAAACTCTAATTTACGGGCAACAACATTTGCTACAGTCTCAGCTTGGTCATTAGTGCCATAAGCAGATTTACCTTGAATGTCCTCTGGGCTGATTTTCACATTCAATGGGTAGTGAGGAATAGGAGCATTGTAGATGCGTCTTTGGTCATCTTTACCGTAAATAATACCTTGACCGTAAGGAGCATCTTGCATAACAGCAGTGCCACTTTTAATATCTTCCCAACTAACTGTGCGAGTAGTTAAACCTTGTACGTCACCAAAGATACCTAAAGAGCTAATCAAGTTGTAGCTGTTAGGGATATTGTTGACAGCTTCTGAACGGTCAATGATTTCAAATGGATTGCCGTATGAGCGAATAATGGCCATATTATTTTAATTCCTTATTAAGCGATAGTTGGAAAAGAACCGATTTGGTCACGGCATAAAATACCAACAGCAGCTAATTGACTGTAAGCAGTATTAAACTCACCAGTGGTGTTTACAGAAGCACCAAAAACTAAACCAGCTTTACCTACAATAGCAGCACCGCGTACTAAGGCGATAACAGATGTGTCAGTAGATGCAGCGATAGTGGATGTACCAAAGCTACCATCTTTAGCTGAAATGTAGATAGCAGCAGCTACTTCACTACCGTCAGTAGCAGTGGCTTCAACACGCTTGTATTTGCCAGTGGCAGTTACTTTACCTAACACTGTACCGATTGGATAACTAACAGCACTACCTTCATTAACAGTGATAACATCACGGCAATAATGGTCTTGCGAAGCGTATTCGTGCATTACTACACTTGATAAACGTGGGGTGTCGATTGCGACAGCAGACATATTAATCTCCTAGATTATTGTGCTTTATATTTATTGGCTAACATTTTAGCGACTAAATCTGTGCTATCATCAGCACCGCCACTAACGCCTTTCTCTTTGAATACTTCTGCCTCTAAGTCAGAAGCGGCTTTTAAACTTTTCATAACAGTAGCGAAAGCTACATCATCTAAAGAGTTTAAAGATTTGAACAATTCAGCAGCTTCTTCTTTCGATTTAACAGCTTCTAATTGTTTCAAACGAGCCTCATCTTTTGCTTTTTGTTTTTCAGCAATTAACGAGTCATTTAATTCCTTAGCTTTTTGTACTTCTGCTAATGCAGCTTGTAACTCCTGTGCAACAGCGTCCTTAGCTTTTTGTAATTCGGCTAATTGAGCAGTTACATCAGCTAAGTCTTGTTTAGCTTTTTGTAATTCCACTGTGTTCACAGGGGTCTCCTTTGCTTTTTGTAGATAGGCTTCAAATTTCTCTTGAGCCTCAAGAACAGACAAGAATGATTTAGCACTCAAGTCACTGATAGAAACATCGCCATCTTTCAATGACTTTAAGATTTCTACACTTTGAATGAATTTCTGTTTTTCTTCTTCCTCTTTTGCTTTGTATTGTTCCCATGACATATTTTCTTCCATGTCATCTTCTTCTAATTCAAAGCCTAAGATTTGTGTAAGTGTTTCAGCATCATCACACCACATACCAAAGAACTTCTCTAAGAAATCCTCAAAAGGTAGTGTGACTTTCACCATTGTTGCTTTTTCAATATCTTCATCTTGAATATCGTTTGTTGACTTCAGCACTAATGCCTCTTTATAGCCATTTGCTGCGCCTCCTTGATTCTTGTGAACCAAAGCTACATGGTGTGTTGCTTTGTCAAAACGATATTCGTGTATCAATCGTTTAGCTTGCATTGTCATTCTCTTTTAATTCTGTGAATACAGCAGTAGCACCTACACTAACACCTTGTATGTCACCATCTTTAACCATCTTCCAAAGTAATTCAGAATTTGAATCACCTTCGGGAAAGTGCCACCATTGCACCCAACTACCTTTCTTAACTTCAATACCACTATCTGTTGTAAAACCAACAGGAGTGATGTATGATTGTTCAATAACAGCGTGTTGTGTATCAATACGGTGGAATAGGTTAGCTTTGTTACACATGGTGTTGAAAGAGATACAAGCCTTTTCAACAGCTTCCTCTGTATTCATATCACCGTGTTCATCTACTTCATTAGGTGCTAAAGCAACAAACATTGCTCTACGTTGTTCAACGTCTAATGCTTTTGTAACCTCAGCAGTAGGCTCTGATTTAGTGTCAACACCAAACGTCATACTAACTAAATCTAATAGCTTATCAGCAAATGTTTGGACAACGCTTTTATTTATCTCTTTCACGCTGCATTCTCCGTATTTAAATCTGAGGTGTTATTCTCAGCTATCTTGTCACTCGTTCCATTACCACTCGCTTTAGCCATTCCGTCCCCTGCTCTTGACACATCTTTACCTAACAAAGCATCGAGTTCTTCTTGTGTTGTATCTGCATCTACACGGTAAGGTAGGTCTAACATCTTAGCTACTTCATTGACGTTATCAGGTGTTTTAGCAACAAGACCAACAGCAGCAATACGCTGAATAGCTTTAGATAAGATTTCTAAATCACGTTCTTCTAAGTCACCATAAACAAACTTAGGCAATTCCTCATCTTCCCAACCATTCAGTTTGAACAAAGAGGGAATCAAATCATTGTTTAGCACTTCTTGTATTTCTTTCAAACGTGCATCAATAGCAACAGCTAAGATGTTTGTTTTGCTACC